GCCACAGTTGTTTCAAAGTCTGCACACAGGCGCTTCTGTGGCGTAGTGCCGTTAATTGCGTGGCGTAGTGCAGCGCGTGCGGTGTTGTATCGAGCCATGGCCGGGCCTACTCCACGCTTGACGATGTTGGCGCATTTCCATTCTGCCAGTGCTAGGGCTACTTGCCACTTTGCTGGGGCGCTCATACTTGCTCCCCCTCTGCATACTTTGTTGTCAGTGGCCGATAGCTATCGTCAGCAGCTTGACCGCACAGCTTACACTTCATCGCCGGTATAACGTGCTGGTGATAAGTCGCATCATCATAGCCGTGCCTGTTCAGGTCTGTCTGACCGCAGGACTCACACTCCATAATCGCTGTGAAGTCCCGGCGGTGCTGCTTTAGTATCTTTTGTATCTTCATTTTCCCCACCTCTTCGCTTGGTCGATCATGTGTACGCGTGGTGACTTCCTGCCCCGGCGATCCATGATTTTTATTGTGATAAAAAGGGCGGCAACTGAACCGCCGAGTATTGCTAGGTCCATGACCATGTTGTATGTCATCGGGGCATGATCTCCGTGACAGCGCCCAGGTCAACTTCAAAGTGTGGACCGTACTGCTGGTTCGCCACGTCAACTGCTTCGCGCCTCGTAGCTGCCCTTGGGTAGATGACAAACTGAACGGCGCTATCTGGATCTGTGCTAAGCATTACAACTCTGTAATCGCGCATGGTGCTCTCCGTTTTGTTTGTGCTTCTGATGTCACTGAATATACGCAACCCTGACCCGCCTGTGAAATACCGTGTTGTCATATCAGGCGGCTGCTTATAACTTTTTAGTCAGCACGCCCCACTGATCGGCAAAGGCATCAGCTATGCCTTGATACGTCTCGCTCCTGATCTTCCACCTGTCGGCGCTTGGGGGCAGCTTCCATATGCGCTGTTCTCTGCCTTCGACTAAATCGGTAGGCACAAGGTCGGGCAAGTTGTGCAGCCATAGCCCGGTTTTCTTTGTCTCGCCGTGACCGAACTGATGGGGCTGGATGTATTGGCTGGCCTTCATAGGAAGGACTCCGACAGGATTTTCCATGACTACCCTGTCCGCGTTTTCTTTACACAGCTCATAGAGTTTCGTTGTCCAGGTGATAGAGTCCAGTCGCTCTTGGTGCTTAGGCATGCCGCGCCCATACCAGCGATTGCCAGAGACTGCCAGCGCCGTGCATGGGGGATGGATAATAATAAGATCCCATCGCCTGGACTTAATCACGTCGATGACGTCGCCTTGAATGTGGTTAGGGCTATTGTCGTCTGAAGGCAATAGGTCACATGATGTCACGTCATGGCCTAGCCTCCTGAACGCCTCACGAACCTTGCCACTGTACTCACACCCAATTAAGATATTCACGTCTCGCCATCCCGGAACGAGTCAAGCCGCGTCTCTGACCACTCCAGCAGCGCGCGTGATTCATCAGGCGTTGGCACTGACCCAGCCCGGAGCCTGTTGAGCCTGTTAGCGGTCATGACTTGGGACTCGCGGTCATACTTGCGCATCAGCTCTGTGAGATCGCGCTCAAGAACTTTTTGTGGCATGCCCTCCGACTTCATGTGCTGCTTTAGTGTCATCGGTTAGCCCTCACCATTGCGTTATACCGAGCCCTGCACCCTTTCGAGCAAAAGGCCCCTCTGGTTGCTTTGCCGCACACCATGCACCTGCCTGTTAGCGCCTCGTTGCCGGTTGCTTTTGTGTTGCTCATTGTACAACCCTCGCTTTACTGGCCCGCAACTCAGTCAGCTTAAAAGCGCCCTGATGCTTGCAAGTAGCTGGCAGAAGTATGGGGCCATCGTAACCCACAAAGTACCAGTCGGTGCCGGGGTATGCCACGGTGTATCGCTCGCCGTGGCTAGTGTGCTCAATGGTGCAGCCGTAGGTGATTGGCGTCTGGTCTACGTCTTTAAATCCGGTCATCATTCGCTCCTTATCTGCCCGAGTATCTTAAAAGCCTGATCCGACAGCCGGACAACCTCACGTTTCTCATACTGAAGGTTGCCATTCTGCGCGGTCAGACGCTCTATCAAGTCGGCCTGGCGCTCACATTTTTCCTTTAGGCGCTGGACTTCTATGGTGGTCATTCCTCCATCGCCTCGCGCGCACGGTTAGCGTACCAGACTGACTTGCCCTGATCCTCTGCCGGGTTAGCCTTGAGCCGCCACTGATATTTAATAACATTTCCGCGACAATAAGCGATAAAACCTTCCTTCCCCAAGGCAGCACGGATGGCGTCGACGCATTCAATCCCGTTGTCTGACTGATAGTGTGGTGGGTGGTTTATCATGTCGGCTTCTGCCATCGCGTCAAAAGCCAGTTCATCATACCTGTTAATAGAAAAAGCCCAATTAGCGTTCCGGTCATGCATCTTGTCGCCGATCTCTCTAGGAACAAACATCATCAAAGGATGCACTATGCAGTTATGCGTAAAAGCTTTAAGCCAATTATTTATCATCGCCCCTGCTCCACTTCTAGCCATCTATTGCAGTAGTCGCGCATCTTCTCAATCTCACTGATCAGATCGTCCTTCTTGCCCATGCGCCGATTGTACTTTCCGATTGAGAACCGCATTGCACCCCGGAACTCTTCGGCGGTGAATGTGCGGGCCGCTTCGTCTATCCAGTCCTCGCCAGCTGTGTCCTGGTAGCGGGCTTGCTTGGCCTCCTCTTTTGCCGCTTCGCCAGCAAGTACGCACATATAGCACTGCTCGTATGCTGAATACCGGCAACCGTGGAAGACGCACACGCCGCCAAAGTCGTGCGGGCTTTGCCAAACGGGGTTAATTTTCTTTTCAACTTCGCGCCAAGCCTCATCTTCATCGGGTGTTGTAAAGGTGCACTCAGGCATGGATGTCGGGCCGGGCGGATCGTATGCCGTGATGTCAGAATAGTAGTGCTCTCCGTCGTTGCCGTTGCGGGCGATGTTGTCCATGCGGGCGTCAGGATCTTCGGTTAGCTCGTATCGGTAAGCGCAGATGGTCGACAGCCCTCCAGTGTCATTCCAGTCCCACTCTTCGGGGCATTTATGATTACTAATCCTGCAACCACTAAGGAGCTGCACCTCGCTAAAAACTCCATATTCAAGCGGGCACACACTATCATCTGTCGCATTCCACTCAATCCACTCTGACCACTTTGTATCTGTCATGTTATTTCTCCGTTGTTAATCCACACCCGAATCCTAATGCATAACCTGCCCGGATAATAAAGATTCTTTTGGACTTAGCCGCCATGTGTTAGCGCGGCTGGTTATATCAGAAAGGAGGTTCGTCGATGTCATCAATGGGTTCTGGATTATAACCGCCTGGCGCTGGCTTGGGTGCTGCCGATGCTGCCTTCGGCGTGTCGTCTTTCTTGCCAACCAGATCCACGCTATTACAGCGCAGCTTCAGATACGTCTTGCCGTTCGCTGCCTCAAACGTGGACAACTCGCCGGACACCGCTACCTGCTGACCCTTGACTAGATAGCTAGGTAGCGCACTCTCTGCCTGCTTTCCCCATAGAGCGCAGTCTAGCCAAACCGTTTGGGCCTTGTCTCCGAAGCCTGCCTTTGCTGCTACGGGGAAGTTGCATACTGTGGAGGTGCCGACTTGTTTTACTTCAGCCGCATCTCCCAGGTTGCCGGTTACTGTGAAAACATTCATTCTGTTGTTCCTTCTCTTGCCAACCGGAATTCGGCTGATTGCATGGTGGTTCGTTCTTTTGTGCTGAATGGTCCACCCTTGGTAGGGGCAACCCATATGCTCGTCTTCTCGTCATTCGTCAACTCGAACCAAGCCTCTGACGCTGTGCTTAGGTCATCTTCTGCAATGCCCTGTTTGATTACCTGGATGCTGCCAGACAATGCCTGTACAGCGTTCCCTAGCGCCTCCTGTCGCGCCTCTTCTTTAGCGGTTGCCGCTGCATCCTTGCGCTCCTGCTCCGCGTTAGTGTTGTCACGGGTGTCGGCATCTTTGTTGTCGTCGATTAGAAGCAGCCCGTTAAGAGCGTACTTCCTGGCATAGCTGGATGTTGACCCGGTGATCTGGCTTTCGTCCATGCCTTTCTTCGTCAGCGCCTCACGTGCGTATGCTGTAGTGGACAGGCTTGCCGTACCATCCGACAGGGTTGCTGTTGCTTTGACATACACGCGCTCACCAAACGCTTGGATCTCATCGCTGATGGTAAGCGACAAGCCCCCCAGCAATGGTTTGACTGCCTGTAAGATATCCTCGCAGCTACGATACTTGTACCCACCAAAGCTATTGGTCTGCCCCTTGGGCGCGTTTAGCTGGGACTGAATGCGTACCAGCTCCTCGTTAAATTTATTCATTGTTGTTGCTCCTTTGCGTAGGCTACTGAATAGCCATAGTCATAACTCACACCGCGCCCCGCTTGATGGGGCACTCCGTCCCGGCAATCTTTCTTGCCTTGCTCAACCTGTTGATGGTTCATGCTATATCTCCCGCAATCTAACGTCAGGGTTATTGTCTGCGGCCTTGGCTTCAATATCCGCCAGTCGTTCGCCGTAAATTGTCATCAGCGCTAGGGCGTGTTTTTTCCACGCTTTGTCGTCGCCTTCTAGGTCAGCCTTTAGTATGGCCAAGGTAGATCCGCCGGTGCGCTTGTTTTGGTCTTCAGTCATTTCCTGTATCCCAATCAATGTTTGACATGACTAACTTTAAGCCTCATTATCAACATTGTCAATAACCGATTTAACCAGAGGCGTAATTATGGAACTTCAAGAAATTCAACAGGCTATCAACACGGAAGGTTTTTCTGTGATGGATTGCGTCAAGAAAACCGGCCTTCACCCACAAACTATTTACCGGATTAAGCAGGGAAAAGCGCAGAAGCTGAACCCGCTGACACAAGATGCACTAACCAAGTATCTAAAAAAACAGGCCAAGTGATATGTTCAAGGGGTGGTTCAAAGTACACCGCCTGATGCTTGAGAACGATCTTTGGCTGGCGGAAAAGTTTACGATGGGCCAGGCATGGGTGGACCTTATCGGTCACGCCAATCATAAGCCTGGCTCTGTGTGGATTCGCGGCATAGAGGTAAAGGTAAATCGTGGCCAAATTGCGTGGTCAGAATTGACGATGGCACACCGCTGGAAGTGGAGTCGGGGAAAAGTTCGGCGCTATCTGGGAACGCTAGAAACGAGACAGATGATAGTACAGCAGAAAAGCAACCAAACATCGTTGGTAACTATATGTAAATACGAGGTTTATCAGGGTGGTGATACATCAGAAAGTATACCCGGCGATACAGCAGACGATACACCAAGCAGTACACCAGACGAACACCAAACGGTACACAAACAAGAATGTAATAATGTAGAGAATGAAAAGAAAAAAGATAAGGGCGCTGCCGCGCTTGATTATTCTTCATGGCCAGAAAGCCCAGACCCGCAAATACTCGCAGACTGGAAGGCTCTTAGGAAAAGCGCGAAGGCTCCAATATCGCAAACTGTAGTTACGAGATTTGGTAATCAGCTTTCCAGGGCAAAGGATCTTGGGTTCTCAGTTGATGATTGCTTGGGCAAGGTTATCGAGAAGGGATGGAAGGGTTTTAACGCTGACTGGATGGCTAACGATAATTCATCATCTTTCGGCCAGCCTGCTACAAGAAGAATTAAAGAATTCCCAAAGGAGTAAGACATGAGCCTAATAGCAGAACAAGAAGTAATCGCGGTGATGCTGACCAGCCCGCACTTGGCAAAGGAATGTGACTTGTCAGCCAGTGAGTTCAAGCACGCGGTGTACCAGGATATCTACGGCGGTATGCGGGCGCTAGTGGATGCCGGGGAAACCTTTGACTTTGTAACGCTGGCTATGCACTTCGAGCAATCGCTCCCAGAGGCTGAGTCAAGCCACATCTGGCAGGCCATGAAGGATCTGTTGGACAAGGCCGTTGGCGACAAAAGTATGTTTGCTAAGTATTGCACCGGAATCCGCGAATCGTTCCGCCTAACAGAGATCAGCTTCATAGCAAAAACCTTGCTCAGGGATATCCAGGAAACCAAAGACGCGGGCGCTGCTGACAGGGCGATCACTCAACTGATGGCACTGGAGCGTACAGGCAGGAGCTATGAGTGGACAATGGAGCAGGCCGTAGTTGCGGGGCTTCGGCAGATTGAGGAGGCCGCAGAGCGTGAGGGGCTGGTCGGTATTGATACAGGTATACCCCTGCTTAACGATGCTACAGGCGGGTTTAATAACTCTGACCTTATCGTAATAGGTGCTAGGCCAGCGATGGGCAAGGCTCAGAGCCTTAATTCTAATATCCTTTTGTCTACAGGCCAGTTTAAATTGATGGGTGACATACGGGTAGGTGATAGCCTGGCGTCTGTTGATGGCCTGCCGTCAGTGGTCGAAGCGGTGTACCCGCAGGGCGTCAGGCCGATATATGCGGTCACGATTTCAGACGGCAGGGTGGTTGAGTGTGACATTGAGCATTTATGGGCAGTGGAAAGCTCAAGATTCAAAGGTCGAAAGATAGTAACCACTGAAGAAATGGTTGCAATGCTTGAAAGCTCCCGCTACCAGAACAGGATTAGAATAGTTTCTCACAGTGGCAGCTTTGGATCTGACAATAATTTGCCTATGGATCCATGGCTTTTGGGCTTCTTGCTTGGCGATGGATGCTTGCGAGGGAGTACGGTTAGATTTAGCACAAGTGAGCCGTTCATTTTGGACAAGGTAAAATCAAGCCTTCCACCTGAATGCTCAATTAACTACCTTGGAAAATGTGACTATCGCATTGTGGGCACGGCGCACGTGAATCCTATACTGAACGCAGTAAGGTCGATGGGAATGAATGTTAATTCTTACGACAAGTCGGTCCCTTCTGTGGTTGGTAGGTCTTGCCGGAATACTCGGGAAGGGGTTCTTTTGGGACTTATTGAGTCAGACGGCTGGAGTCAAGGTTCAAGCCTTCAGTTTTCAAGCTCGTCAAAGGTTCTTACAGATGATGTCATTAGTCTCGTCAGATCAATCGGCGGGGTGGCAAAATACAGGCTTAAAACGAGCGTGCATTACGTAAAAGACGGCGTAAGGATTTCTGCAAGGGATGCTCATATTTGTTCAATGGCATTCGACGGAATGGGCGAGGTGATAAAATCGGAACGAGTCTTAAAGAACCTTGGTGTCCGCAAAAAGTCGGCGCAACCAATCGTTCAAAGCATTGGATACTTGCGTGATGACTTTGCACAGTGCATCAAAGTTTCACACCAAGAAAGCCTATACATTACTGACGGATACGTGGTTACACACAACACCGCCCTTTTGCTGAATATGGCTAACAATGCCAAGGTTCCAGCCGGGATTGTATCGGCAGAGCAGGGCAACGAACAGATCGGCAAGCGCATGTTGTCCATTGAGGGATCTTGTGATGCGCAGAAGATCCGCACGGCAACGCTGGATGACGATTTTACCAATAAATTAAGCATGGCAGCCCGCCGCCTAGTCAATAAGAAGATCTGGATCAACGATCAACCGGCTATCAATATCGTTCAGCTATGCCGTCAGGTGCGTGAATGGGTGCATCGTTACGGGGCACAGATAGCCTATGTCGATTACATCCAGAAGATTAGGGGCAGCTCGCCCAGGATGAACCCGAAAGAGTCAACGGCTGAAGTCGTATCGACGTTGAAGAACCTAGCCAAAGAGCTACAGATTCCCATCGTCGCACTGGCTCAAGTGAATCGGGAAGTGGACAAGCGTACAGACGCAAGGCCGCACATGGGTGACTTGTCGAACGCTGGCGAGATCGAGATGGAAGCCGACCTGGTAATCATGCTTTACCGTGATGAAGTCTACAACGAGGACACGCCCGACAAGGGGATAGCTGAGCTGCTTGTCGAGAAGAACCGGCACGGACCAACCGGGCGAATCAGAACAGCATGGATAGGCCGTTACATGCAGTTCAAAGAGCTGACACACGGAGGCTATGACTGATGACCACAATCGCAGTCAGAACGGAGCACGACCGCAAGCAAGCGTTGAAGATGGTGCAAGGCTCTGATCTGCCCTTCACGCTGACTAAGATCAAGGGTGCCCTGCGTAGCATAGAGCAGAACAAACTCCAACGCTTATGGATGCGAGAGCTAGAAGAGCAGGGCGATATGCGGGCGGAAGAGTACCGGGCTTATAGCAAAGCCTATTTCGGGGTGCCGATCTTGCTTGCGGAGAACGATGCTTTTGCAGATCAGTACACGGCCATAGTAAAACCGCTGCCATACGATCAGAAGCTAGAGATAATGAAGCAGCCTATCGACCTGCCGATAACGAGGATAATGACGGCGAAGCAGAAGAAGCAATACCTGGATGATGTATATACACACTGGACTGGCAAGGGCTACTTGCTGACAGACCCGGACTAGATGAGGTAAGTCGCATGAGCAGGACAAGGCACCACCGGAGGCAGCGTACTCAGCATCAAAGCCATGACCTTTGGAGCCGCCGGCCTTGTTCCGGGAAATCGTATACCGCGTACAACAAACAGCTAACCCGCAGAAAAGAGCGGGCGGCAAAATCAAAGGACATAATCAAGATCGCATGGAGTCGGAATGAGGAAATGTCGCTATTGCAAAGTCGAGCTACCCAAGGCAAAGAACAGCAAGCCAATCGAGCGCCACGGATTCTGTAGCTACGAGCATATGGCACAGTATGGGCATGAGAAGGCCGTAGAGCTTCAGGAGAAGGCGAAGCGGAAAGAGGTACGTCAGGCCAAGGAAAGGATTAAAACCAAGGCACAGCACGCCAGAGAGCTTCAGACCCTTGTTAATAAGTACATTAGGCTTAGGGACCAAGGAAGGCCGTGCATATCTTGCGAAAAGCCTGACGACGGATCACACCAGCGCCATGCCTCGCATTATCGCTCAGTCGGTGCCTGTAGCTCTCTCAGGTTCAATACGCTAAACATTCATGCAAGTTGCGCACAGTGCAACAGCCACAAGTCCGGGAATATCCTTGAGTACAGGATCAGGTTAATTCGGATGTTCGGGGAAGCATTCGTTGACCGCCTTGAGTGCGCGCCTAAATCGCAGGCATACAGCCTAGACTGGATTGCCAGAGCAAAAACAATATTCAGGAAAAGGTGCAAGACTATAAAACGAGCAGGCTTATAGCGAAACGGTATAGGACAAGCTGAGCGATACGCTGTAATGTCACAGGTACAAAACACGACGAGGAGATGAAATGATCCGATGGGAAGTCAAAGGCCCCCGGCTATACGCTACCCAAGGCGGCCTTGAAGTATCGGCAGACGTTCCCATCCGAGGCCAATACACTGATGCGCGGGCTTGGCTGGGACTGTTCAGGCTGGAGATCATTTACTTGACTGTGCGACTGGATATTGAAGGTTATAAGAACGGCGTTTGATATTCCTACAAAGTCTTTCACGTGTTCATCGTGGGTTGTTATAGTTACTACATCAGCAGCAACAACCACAACGGAGAAGACGAGATGAACACAACATTTGACACAGGCAACAACGAGCAGATCAGCACCGGCATTTACAAGAACAACGATGGCACCTACACCGCCATGACGTTCACCAAAAGCAAAAACTTCAAAACTCTGAAAGGCGCACAAAAATGGATGAGCCGGTAATCAAATGTAAATGCGGTCAAGAAAAGACCGCTTTCCACTGCTGCGAGTGTTACCCCAGGCTTTGCAGGTGTATACTAAATACAACAAGCCCCCGGCCTCTTTGCTTGCAAACGCTGGGGCCATTATCGGGACTGACCCCATGAAAACACTAGCCAACAACGCCCCATGGCTCCTGCTCTCCTTTGTGCTACTGGGAGCCGCACTGTACTCCGGCAACGCACAGGCAGAGACTTCAATCCATGCCGGTGGACTTAGCTACCACGTTGCAACAGGCCACAAGGCAGACTACAACAGCAATCACAAACTTTTAGCTGTAGAGCATAACGGTTTTCTTGTTGGCCGCTTCAGCAACTCATACGACCGAACAACAGCGATAGCGGCCTACGGTTGGAGCAAGCAATGGGGCAATTGGCGCGGGGCTGTTTACGTTGGCGCTGTGCGGGGCTACCGTAGCTGTTTCGGCGATGACGGGGACAAAGCTGTTGTTTGTCCTGTGGCTTTCCCGTCGCTTCACTACACAGCATGGATGGTTCAGCCTGGGGTGTTGGTGTTGGGCGAGGCGGTTGCGCTTACGGTTCGAGTGGCGTTATAATAACGCTAACACGGCCCTGATCCTGCGCAAGCTTGCTGAGGGGTTATTTTCCTTTTGAATGTGCTATAATGTTTTTAGGTTGTGGTGACCTATAAAGTGGAAGGTAAAACAAGTCAGTGCATTTTTACCGGAGGCGACCTTTCCCGCCAACACCACCCGGTTTTAGTGCATTGACTTTTTTTATGGTGCATATTATGGAAAAGCGTTGCTACAAATGTTCAGAGATAAAGGACGCATCAGGGTTCAGCAAAAACAAATCAGGGAAAGACGGAATGTGCTCAACCTGCAAAATGTGTGCTAAAGCGTACTATCTGGAAAACAGAGATAAAATTCTTCTTACTTTGCAAAGCAAATATCAAAAAAACAGAATAAAAAAAATTGAGTACCAGAGAAAGTATAGAAAGGAAAATAAAGAAAAGGTTGCTGACGAAAAAAGAAAATATTTGTCAAAAAGGCGATCTGAAGATCCTGTTTTCGCTATGAAATACAGGCTGGCGAGAAGAATGCTACACGCACTGAAAAGCAAGGGTATGACTAAAAATATGAATACGCTTCAAGCGCTGGGGTGCAGCGCAGAACAATTCCGTCGTCACATAGAGTTGCAGTTTGAAAAGGGCATGAACTGGGGAAATAGAAAAAATTGGGAACTTGATCATATATTGTCAATAGGAAAGGCAAAAACAGAAAGTGAGCTTTATGAATTAAGTCATTTCACAAACATTAGACCGATTTGGACTTCGTGTAACAGGAGAAAGTCTGATACAGTTACCCATCTAATTTAATTAGGCAGCAGACGCACTGCAAGTCCTCCCTGACCGCTTGCTTCGGCTACGTCAGGATGGGCGACACCTCGCTGCGAAGCGACGCGTAACACGCAACTCACTGGGCGTATCAGTGAGCACTGAAAAGAGCGTGGGCGTGAAAAACCGTATTGACCCGTGAGAATTACCAGACTAACCCCAGTAGTCTCACAGTCGGGGCAAGGCCCGCTCTTTTTTCAGTGTGGTGAATGCGCAGTGCTGAGGCGCAACGGCAGTTTAAGCGGCAAAGACTTACTGGCAGGAGATCAGCACCGGCCACCACACTACTTTTCGCGCCGCTGGCATGCCGGTTAACGTGTGCTTCTCCGTTGTACCTTTGGCCCCATATTTTGGGGTCCTTTTTTGTGCGCGGAACAATGCTATACTGATGCGTATCTGATCAAGGGAAGACTCATGGCAAATGACCAGGCACACAACACCGCGACGGATGATCCGGATGAAAGGGCTACGCCCGATGTGACGGCAGTGGTTGCGGCGGTGGTTGCTTCTGACCTTGATACCTTCGCCCCTCAAAGTGGGTTTTCGATATCTGGAACGCTGGTTAAGGGTAACGTCTTAACGGTAACTAAAGCAGGCGGCGGCTTTGGCACTAAGCCTGGAGGCGAAAAGCCTGTTTATGCGGCCATGTGGGAAGACGGCCACGACTCTAAAGACGCCTCTGATCTTAGCCGGGATACAGGCTTAACGGTTACTGGCGATAGTGGGGCCACTGTCCAAGGTGACTTTACTACTCCGGGCGGTGTAAACGCCTTGGAATATGTTTACGACGGATCAACCGGCGCCGGGCAAATTCAGTTTTTCTATACCTCAACAGGAAAAGAGATTTGGTTTTCTAAGCGGCAACTAGATTTTGATGAAGACACGCAGCCCGCGACAGGGGATAAGGCTTGGCGGTTATGGTCAGGTTCAGTAGGAAACCACAATTTATATTTTGACACAGGTGGAAAATTTACCGCTGAGCGAACAGACGGATCTTTTCACAATGAAGGCCATAGATTTAGCGCCATTAAAGACAGGTGGGGCAGAGAAAAGTGCCGGCTGCTACAGGGCGACTTGGATGTGGAAAACGCAAAAGCGTGGTGGATCATGGATGGAGTGGAAATTGAAACTCCTAATTTTTATTCGCAGCGGACAATAGCCGGAAGCGGAAACTCTAGTGACAGGATTGGGCTTTATAACTTCTTTGTATCCGCTCAAGAGCAAACGGCAACTAATGATATTCCCGCTGGATCAAAGGCTTGGAATGCCATGCTTTATATGGATGACTCATGGTGTCATGCAGTCTTAACGGACTCGGCCACCTTTTCGGACGAGTCTGCTCAAGAGGTTCAGCCTATTGATGCATGGGCAGATGGGACAGTAGCTATTGTTTTCCGCCCCTATGCAGGACTAAACCACCTGCACATAGTTGATTCAAATTACAACAGCTTTTACGTGGGGGAAAGATAGTATGACCACCGTAAATATTGGACTACAAAACGACACAACTGCGGTTTCAGGCTGGAACGTATTATCCGGGGCGACTTCTACAGGCCAAAAAATAGCTAACTTATTGGACGATGCAGGCGCTTCGACAGGGCTTTCTTTCTGGGTTACAACCGCGTTTTATAATCAACTTGGATCATCAAATTTGGCAACGGGGGCGGCTCACGGCGTTCCAGAAAAAATATGGGAAAACTTTTGGTACTCTAATGGCTCTGGAGAAGTTGAAATCCGGGGTTTTAATGCTGGACAAACTGGCACTATAGAGATGGCCGGTGACGCGGGCAAAGACAGCCGAGATTCAAATTATTCAATAAATGGAGGCTCAAACACCCTTTATGATGCAAACGGAGGAGAGCCCTTTACCGCCCCGGTAACCGTGGCATTCACTGCAGACAGCAGCGGGGTTGTTAGTATTACCGGGTCTTTAGTGAGCAGCTTTTGGTATTTAAACTTTGCTATTGTAACTTACTCTGTAGCTTCAGGCCCAGACTACACGGCCCGCAAAGGCGCAACAGGCGTCGAAATCACTCACACGCTTACAGCCGACGGCATTACCTCGCAGACTCTTGACGGCGAGGCAGTAACGCGGGCGTCACAGAGCGGTCAAGTTGTAACGCTGGACTTTGACGAATCAGCGATTCTCACCTCTGGCGAAATCAATCTTGTGCTTGGCGATGGCGTGGACACTGAGACATTTACTGTCCAGTACAACGTGATCGGGCTCCCATCGAACACTTTATTGAAAGACGGTGCTGCGCTTGCAAGCCTGACCGACGTTAAGCTGACCGTTCTCGACGCTTCCGGTACTCGCCTCGATCGCCAGACTGGACTGACTACGGACGCTGACGGCCTTACGGGCGTGACTCCGGTGGCTGCTGGTGCGGTGGATGATCTTGTGGAGGTCAGCTTCTTCAGCCCCGGCTCTGAAGTCGGTATTGTTTATGAGACTACCCTGGGGCTGCTGTAATGGATCTTAATCTCGGGTATATCACTGGCTCAAATGCTGAGATGGGTTATACCGGGGATTATTCCGGTGGCGCGACCATCAACAACATCAATACGAACAATACGGGCGACCAGTACCAGCAGGTCACCGCCACGATTAGTGGTTTTGCCGGGGATATAACCGGCTTTACCGTTGGCGCCGCGAATGGCGTAGTGGTCGATGGCACGGTCGCGGGTGGCACGGTAACGCTGCGGTTGCCGGGTGATCTGGCAACGGGCACCTACAACGCCAGGGTGTTTAATGGCACAGAAAGCGCGCTAATCTCCTTCGCCTTCACCCAGACGCACATTTACACCTCGCCCTACGGGCTAGTGGACAGTAACAGCGTGTTCTTTGATCAGGTGCTGACCGAGTTCAGTTATCACCGTGTCGCCGTGCCATTTTCTAATGGCGTACTGGATGCGGCAGGCGCAGAGGCCGGGAGCCTATGGGGTAATGACCTCAACGACATTTACACTCCCGATGCAGGCTATAGCGGCACCGATACGGCGACCTTTGAAATCCTTTACGCGGATGGCACCACGGCTCAGTGGGTGGCAACGATTGCGGTTGAGGCAGCTGCGACCAGCGTAACAATGACCATCTCCGAAGCCACTACCGCCGCAGACACAGAGTCAGCACAAGCCAACCTGATCAGCACAATATCCGAAACCAGCTCAGCCACAGACACCACAACAGGCAAGCTATCAGCATCCCTGAGCCTTAACGAATCAGCAGGCGCTTCCGACACCGATCAAGGCCAGTACGC